TCCCGGATTTGATCCAGCACCCCCGCCTCCTGCCGACGGCCAACTTGGACTAGGGTATCCAATCATATCCCCGCCAGCACATCCTTGCAAATTCGTGCCCGCCGCCCCAGCTCCTGTTCCAGCACTGTCACACCCGCCGCCCCCACTACCCCCAATCGTTGGGGTGGATGGACGAGCTGCGCCCAGCCCACCCGCAACCAATGCGGATAATCCAGTGAAAGTAGTATTTCCAGCAGCGGACCCTTGACCTGTGCCACCGTTCAGTGACCCCTTGCCTGCAGTGGCGTTGTGCGTGGATGCATCGACAGGAAGTGCAGTAGCATAATATACTCCTCCTCCACCTCCACCCCCGCCAGGATTTCCAGCACTACCCGAACCTCCGCCCGAACCCCCTCCCGCAACACACAGGATGCGGATAGTTTGAACACGACCAAAAGTGATTGTTCCAGTAGCGTCTACACTGGTGGAACTGCATGACAGGGTATATAAATCGCAGCTTATATCATTTGGGCTTGGGCTTGTTTTTGTAAATCCAGTATAGGAAACCACCGCTGGGGGAGTGAACGCTGCACCACTGGCTTTATGAATGACCAGACGAAAAGTGGTGGTGGTCAGGGCATGCACCTGAATAATATCCCCGGATACCGTGGTATAATCTTGGCCAGCCGTAACAGCGATATTGGCGTTGTTGGTAAATATACACCCTGTAGCACAATGCAAAACTCTCGAAGCCCCGGCCTGGGGGGCGGCTGGAAAGTTGGTCACTGTTTCGGTACCCGTAAAGTTGATCTCGTTGCCAGAGGCACTCCAAATATCTGCCGCAGTTGCGTGGGAGGCAACCGTTGCCCTGGCCGTATTCACCGCACCGGTAAAGGTTGCGCCGGCGGTTGCCGCCTTGCCACTCAATTGCGCCTGGATGTTGGATGTGGCCCCGGAGAGATATCCCAATTCCGTGCTGGTTACTGTGGATGCGGCAACGGCCCCTGCCCCATCGCTGGCCAGGGCCCGGTTTGCCGTGACTGCGGATGGGCCAGGAATAGTGATAGTGACGGCATCTCCGGTGTTGGTCGCAGTCACGCCCGCCCCGACAAAATTCAAAGAGGCTGCGGTTGGAGTCTTTTCTGTTCCCTCATCTTTTATACTGATGCTTCCGCCACCGCCAACAGCCATGGGAGATGAAATGCGGCCGCCCCGATACTGGCCTTGGACGCCATCATACAGCAGCGTGAGCGCAACACCGGAACCGCCGAAAACACTGGCATAATCCATTAAACCGAGTTTGCTCGTGGCCGAGACGGTAAATGCTGGCTGCGCATCCTCCCAGCGGAGAAGCGTGCATGCGGGGTAAATGCTGGTGGCCAACCCTGGGGATGCCGACGCAAACAGACCTTTCCACTTTTTCCAGGAGACTCCAGACTCATTGACATAGCCGCTGGGCACCGCAATCGTCACGACGGTGGGAGAGGTATACGCGGTGATCTGATAGATCCCCTTCGGGGTTTGCAGAAAGCTGGCCACTAGGTTGTTCGCATCGGCATCCCCGGAGACAAATGGCGTACCGGATGCGGCCGTAGCCGTCCTGGAGGGGCCGGTGCCGGTTGTGGAGATCGCCATTCCTTCCGGGATCACCTCATATACACGCCGGATCGCCCATAGCCAGATGGAAGCATCCAAAGGGGTGGGGTCGATCGGAAAAGCATGCGCTGCCTGGTCGCCCCAGAAGGCTTCAACATGGCCAGCAAACGCGGCAACTTCCGTGAATGTGGAGTCATCGTCAGACCAGGAGATCGTGAAAGAGTCTGGCGCGTAAAGTTGCCCGTATGGATAAATGGACACCTCCTGGACATCCACGGCAGTGCCAAAATCGTACCGAATCCAGGAGGGTGCCGCCGGGCCGCCAGTGGGAGGATTGCCGGGGGCCCCGTTCGTCCACCAGTCCGAGTTTGAATTGTTGAATGCCAACCCAGCGTTTGCGGACTGGTGAGAGGCTGTGGCCGTTCCTGATACGCACTGGTCGGCACCGCCCACTGTACCGCGCAGTTCAATCTCCCGGATGCCCAGCAACTGGCTACTGCCCGATGTGGAAGCGGTAAAATTGACACGCCAGTACCGGTGCAGTCGGGGGACGCTGGCCCCGGCAAACAGCGTGTGGGTCCATGAGCCAGAGGGGATGCTTGCCAGGCCGATGACTGTATCATTTTGCCATGCGGCCATGGGGTAAGCGTCTTGCAAAGTCAGACTGCCATTGATCATCACGCTCACCGGGAGCGTGCGGGAGATGGCTGACTCGCCCGTGAGGGATAAAGAAGAGGAGAGAGTGTTGACTGGAATAAGATTTTCCGTGCCTGCGGCAGCGACAGGAGGAGACGCGCTGAAAAATGTCCGTACCCCTGCCTCGCCAGCACTGCCCACAGGTAAAGGAGTGTTGCGCCACTTGCGACCATCAAATTGCACCACATCCCCCGGCCATTGGCCTGCCAAAGCCGTCGTCGCTGGCACAGCCAGATCAGTCATTTCGGGCAGGTTTCCTGTCGGAATATCATCCGACAGGTTCATCTCTGTCGGTGTCCCGTTTTCTCCCAAATAGAGCGGTTTTCTGGTCGCCATATCAGCACCTTAACAATAAAATAACCCCCTGGCCGCAATGGCCAGAGGAATGCAATTCCGAAGACTAAGCGAGGACAACGCCCGCCTCAGGCTTGAACAGCACGGTGGTCGCGTTCACCGCCACCCCCACGCACTGCACCAGGTTGCCAGCCGCATTGGGCGGGGTGGTCACCGTCGCGCCGGATGCGGCCGCACTGAGAAAACATCTGGTCCCGGCGGTCAGCCCCGTCAAGCCTGCGTTCTGGCCATCGCAGTAGACGTCCACCGTATCGCCACTGTTGAAACCGGCCTTGACGAAACCCTGAGCCGGTTTGGTGGCGTCGGTGGCATTGGCTTTGCGGACCTTCGCCACTCCGCCCACGTCGTGGAACGAGACCCAGTCGCCGGCCACCAGTGCTTCGGAGCAGGGCAATTGCACAAGCTCTGGACCCACCCCGGTGGGCATTTGGGCCTGGGTGAGACGGCCATTGGCGTCGGTTGCGGGGATGCTGTTGGGTGTGGCGGTCGTTACCGCCGCCACCTCGATATCGCGTCCGGTGGCGGGATTATATTGGAGGAATTTCGGTGCAGCCATTGGGATTTACTCCTTAGATCAAGTCGATGGATAGGTGAATGTCGATGAAAATTTGTGTTGGTGAAACCAGATAGCCGACTCTGCAGGAAAAGCCGGACGCGGGCACTGTCTGGGTGAGCAGGCCGTTGGTGGATAAAAAGAGGGGTAGGCCGTTGGCTAAATTCCACTGCCAGTTGGAATCCTCCACCACACCAAAACTGCGCACGGCCACAGACTCACCGGTCAGTGCGCTGGCCAGCGTCACCCCACAAATCTGTCCGGCGTGTCCGGGATTGGCGTGGTTGGCATGGACGGCCCGCCCCTGACTATTCATAGCAACGACGCGATGGCCACCGAGCATCTCCCCGGCAACAAAGAGTTCTCTCGCGGGATCGCTCGTCATGTCGAACTTGCGGGTAATCGGGTTGAACTTGAATTCCTCCACGACAATTACCTCCTTCAGCTGTAACTCAGACTGGCATAATCTGTCCAAACCTGGTCGAACAGGGCATGACCATCAGCAAACAGGGTGGCGGTGGAACCGTCTGCGGTCACGGTGGTGCGCTGGATCAGCCAGGTGGCGGTCGCCTCGCTGCTGCCGGGATAGGCAAAACCCTGGTAAATGGTCTGGGTGGCCCCCGTCACGACCGTGACTGATCGGGTGGTCAGGAATAGGGCTCCATCCAGCGCAATCGGTAGTCTGCGTGCTTTTAATTCTTCTTTGTTGAACATGTTTTCCCCTTCAGCCTGCCGTCAGATGTTGCTCAAGAATATCAATAATTTCCTCCACATCATCATCCGCCAGACTCAAAAACGGGCGGGCAGGGATGGTGGTTGCGCGTTTTCGTCCTGCCTGGCCGCCAAACTGATGGATGGCGGCGTAGATGGTGTTGGTGCCTATGGTGGCACTGAGCGCGTCCGAACTGGTGGTAATGGATGCGGCCAGTCGGCCAGTCAGTTGCAATGTTTTTCCGCCGTCTTTCTTGGCGCGGTCGGATTGCAGCCACCGTGGACGGCCTTCCTGGGCAAAATTCTCCTCCACCGCATACGCCATCACCCCGGCGATCTGCCGGAACGGGGTGGACATATCCTGACCACTGGCAAGCAGGCGGCCCAGCAGTTCAACCACCGGACGTTCATCAACCTGGATCTGGATTAAACCCCCGCTCATTTTTGTTGCTCCCCAGTCGGTTTGTGCTATACTTACCCTTGATCGGGGGCGGGATTCTGGGGTTGTGAAGCGGCACATATACCCAGGTCCCATTGTGCCGGCGGTTCCGCACCTGCCGGGCGCACCTAACCCCCGATCATCTTTTCCAAATCAGATTACCCTGACGCTGCCTGTTCAGATCCCTGTCTTTCATACGAATCACATTCCACAGCAGGCTTCCGTCCTGATTCTCCCGTACCACCGACAACAGATCCCGCTGATCCTGGAACAGGCCGATGTAGCGTTTTCTGAGCCCATCCTCGTAGGCTGTCAGCCAGATCTCGTAGGGGCTCTCCAAGGTTGGAACAACATAATTGGCAAAGATTTCCCTGCTTTGTTCCCGCTTAGCCATCAAGTGCGGCAAAAACTCAGCCCTGATGGCCACCGGGTCCACTGGGGTATTGATCATCCGCAAAGGTTTGGCCTGACTCACCCCCAAGGCAGATTGCAGGATCAGCAACGCCTCGGCAGCATCCCTGCCTGGTTTGAGTGTTGGGGGCGCAGGCAGGCGAAGGTCGTTGCCCACGTCACGCAAATCAGGCCTGCCGTACCCCTGCCAGCTCTTCTGATCTGGCAGGGCCTTGATGCATTCACCGCCCTGCGCAAACGCTGCCCCTTCCCCTGAACAATCCGGCACCAGGCCGTTTTTGTCCCACCGGCCCGAGGATTTGCCCGGGTTGTAATCCCATCCTGGGTCCGGGACAAACCCCTCCTGCATCCCGGGCATTTTCAAGGAAACCGTGGAGATCAACCGCTCGCCGTCCGAGACCTCGACCGGGGTCAGATGCCCCTTGGAGCTGGCAACCTCCCGCCCGGATCTTTTGAGCGCGAACTCCGACAGGGCCGTCACCCGGCAGCGGCAGCGAAAGCCGTTGGGGGGATAAATATGGTTCCAGACCGGGTCATCGTAGCGAAAAACGGTGCCATTCAAGGCGGCATGGGCCGCGCGGGTGCGACTGTCCATCACCGCCACATATTGCCAATATGGCCGATCGGCCACATTTTCCATCATTTCTTGATAGCGGCCAGACATATAGGCGGTCTGTAGATTGGTCCTGAAAATGGTCTCCAAACGGCGCAAGCTGCCCAGTTGAACCGTCTGCTGCCCCCCATCGGGATTGGTCACCTCTTTCATCCCCCACCAGCCTTTTGCTTGCAGGATCGGAATCAGATCCCGGTCAAACATGCGCTGGGTCTGGCCTTCGTCTATGGCTTTTTGGACGGCCTGGCGGATGTCGCCCAACACATCAAAGGTCGCCGATTTGGCTACTGTGAACGACTTGGCGTGCTCCCGGCCGGCCATATCCCGCCAACCCCAGGTGACCTGGTTACCCTTATCGGCCAGGTATTTCATTGCCCGCTCCGGAGGCATCCTGATCAGCGCAGAGAGGGAGGTATCAGCCGTTGCTGGCATCGAGCCGCCCCCAGGCATTCCCGGCGAAAGCGAGCCTGTCCAGCAGATCTGTCAGCCCCTGATAATCCATCTCCGGGTAGGCTTCCCCCAGCAAATTCAACAACTCTTCCGGTGCGATACCCTCTTTCATGCGCTCCAGGATCGGTTTTACCAAGAGAGCAGCAATCTCTTGCAGTTGCTGGTCGGGTGCTGGAATGGCATCCACTGCATTCTGACCGGATAGGCCGCCACCCTCGGCAAATTGCGTGCCCGGGGCGGGTGGTGCCGGTGGTGGTGCCGGTGGCTGTGTCGGCGCGACCGCCTTGACCTCCCACTCCCCGCCGTAGACGTTTTCCACATGTTTTTGAGTAGGAACCAGGCCGGTAGTTTCAAAAATGGTCTTTTCGCGCACGGCCCTCTTGTCCAGATCGTCTGGCTCATCGGTCATAAAGACCAACCGGGGCGGCATAACACCTGGAAAATTCCAATCCGTCACCCAGGCCGCAACAGTGCGATTGAATGACGAGGCGATCAGGTTGCCGTCGGCCCGCACCACCCGGTTCAGCATCCGCTCATGGACCTGAGCCTGGGAGAGGGAAGAGCCATCACTGGATGTCATGGTCTGAGTAAGAATCAGTCGGGCAATCGCCCGGTCCATCATGTCTGGCAGCTCTTTAAAATCGGCGTGACCGCTTTGGGATGCCTCCAGCAGCTCTATCAACATGTCATCCGGGATGATCGTGCCGGACTGGCTTTGCAGAGCGGCAATCGCCCTCAGTAACGTGGTTTTCTGCTCTTCTGTGGCGGCGGTGGAATATTTGCCAATCAGCGATGGCTGGCCAAATTTATCCAAAAATGCGACCCATGAGCGAATGCCGTTGCGCTTGAAAAAGGTTGGCCAGTAGAGCCAGTGCGCCAGACCCAAGCCGTAATATTCATCGTCGTTGTCCGCGCCACAGCGAAAACTCCAAAACTTGCGCTCCGGCACAACCTCTCCCATGGGATTGGTGGTAGTCATCAGGCGCAGGGAGCCGTCGGGCGCGAAACCGAAACGCCGCTGCTTGCGCACCTTGATGGCCTCCAGCACCACGTTGGCACCGGAGGCAGCCCAGATACACTCTGCCACGGCATACCCGTAGAACAGGCCGTAGAGCATCTTTTCGGTCACGCTGTCCATATCCATATTCAGCAGCATGTTTTGCAAAAAATCGGCTGCCTTGCGTTCGGCGCGTCCATCCTGGCCCGGTTCGACCCGCCACTCGGTGGCGGTCAACGCCAGGGTGCGCTGCTGCATGGCCGTCTTGACCATGTCATCCCGCAACACCTCATCATAGATGGCCAGATTGCCCGCCCCCCTGGCCCGCAGAATGGGGTCTTGGGAGGGGAGGATGGGCATGGCATCGACAAACCCGCGAGAGATGTCCCGACCGCCTAAAATGGAGGCAATTGCGCCGATATGTGCTGTCTGTGCGGCCATCATAAATATCCCGTAAGATCAACGCGCCTGGCGATCGATCCCGCGCCCGCATCCGGGTGCATCAATGAGTGATCTTTCGCAAACTGTCGCTGCCCGATCGACTGAAATTCATACCGCTGGTCACTCCTGGCCGCGCCCCAAAGCATGTGCAGGGCGTCCGGGCCGTCGTCGTGGCTGTCCGGCTCTCCGAAATGACGCAACTGCTCCAGGAGGGTGGTCTGCTCCTGGCGAAACAGGATCAGCCCGTTTTCGACATGGGGTTGCAAAGAGCTGATACGCAACACCTTGTCTGTCGTCGGCTTGACCCCGCGGGCCGGGACCGGAATGCCGGCCTTGGCCGATTGCCGGACCAGCTCATCTTTGAAAAATTCCTGAAACTGCACCGTCTCCACCATCCAGAGTGCGCAGTTGTATTGCCGTTGCAACTCGATGACACGACTGATAATTTTGTCCGGCGTTCGCCTCTGAATGTCCGCTTCGGTGACGTAAAGCTTGCCAGTGGTCCGACCCAGCCCACCCACCAGGATGGCCGATGGATCCCCGTGCCCTCCGGAGCGACCCATGGAGGGGTCCACGGCACCAAAAAAGATAACCTCCTCCTCGATTTCGCGCCAGAATTGCAGATTGGCAAAGGTGGCGTTCTCCCGCATCGGCGCGTTTTGCAGTTCGCTGTCGAAGGAGTCCGCCCCGTCACGGGCGCGGATTTTCATCAGGGTAAGGATGGGCCGCACGCTGGGCCAGGAGACTATTGCCCCGGCTTCCATCGACTCGCGGCGCGCCCGGAAATACTCGTCCGCTATCTCCTCCCCGCCGATCCGCCACAACCGCTCCCACTGCTCCCATAAATCCATGCGGTCTGGCCACCGGATAATGGCGGAAAATCGCTTGGATTCCCACATTTTATCCCGCAACAGTCGGGAGAGAAGGGAGTCGTGGTGCAGCACGGTGCCGATTACCACCACATTCAGCGAATCATCCGGCGGGCCGATTTTGAGGACGGTTTTCTTAAACCAGGTTTCCAGCTTGTCGCGCTGGGTGCGGGAGCGGACGTTTTCATCGTTCTCCAGATCGTCACAGACCACCAGGTCCGGGCGATGGGGGCCGTGGCGCAGGCCGCGCATGCGCTTGCCGGAGCCAAACACCTGGATCTTGATGCCGCCAGCAGTGACCACCACCCCCTCACGCCATACCGTACCCAGGCCGCACGCCTTCGGAAAATCCATAGCCAGGCGTGGGTTGGTGTCCAGCTCAGCCTTGATGGCTTCCAGCATGGTGGCGGCCTGGTCATAGGCATCCATAATGATCAAGGCATAATGGCTGCGCTGCAAAACGGCCAGCCACAGGATGTAAATCTGCGAGACAATGGTCGATTTGGCTTCGCCACGCGGGGCGGCGACGGCAAGGTGGGTGCCAGTATTTTTGTGGCTCAGTCTCTCGAACAGGTATTCATGCAGGACGCTCTTGCTGCCCGTCACGAAATGGGGAAAATAGGTCTTGGCGAAAAACTCCAGACTTTGCGCAACATGCTTTTGGCGTTTGGCCGACGCGGTCGGATCTGCTGCAAAACCGCTCACGTCCGCCTCAATCTTGCGACGGAGATCCTCGCCATATTGGGCGATTTCGGCTTTGAATGTTCTGACGCTCGTCGAATTAGCCATAATTCCTCGCCAACTGGTCACTGAACGGCTCCAACGCCTCCATGAATGTCACCGCCTGGCTGGGGTGGTTGGTGCGGATGAATTCCCCCAGCAACCGCAACACCTCCATCGCCACCCCCAGTTTGGACAATTCAGGGGCTGCCCTCCCCAGTGCCGACATTGTTTTGCTGAGCGAATCGGTCAGTGATGCGATCATCTGCACCTGCTCCTCAGCCGGTCTGCTGCGAATGTTCTGGATGGCCTCATGGTGCAGAGAGAGAAAATCCCCCAGGATTTGCTGCACTTTCTCCCCTTGCGTGCCGGCTGCCAAGGTCCGGGCCGTCCGCAGGCGGTCCCAGTCATCGGCACCGACGGCGTCCCGTTTCCAGGCCCGCGCCGTCACTTCAGGCACCCCCGCCAACTTGGCCGCCATGACCAGCGTTGCACCGCCGACGTAGGCGTCGCGGACAGCCGTTCGTACTGTGTGCGGGTGAGCCATCAGGTCTCCATTGTGCGTTTGATGAGTTGCGTATTCAGGGACATCAGGTTGGCTTTCGGGTCCGGCTTGCGAACGCCTGGCTGTTGCAACCTCCCCAGGGCAACGTCCATGCCTGTCCTGCTCATCTGCACCAATGTCATGCCATCGACCTGATCCAGACCGACCAGCCCGTTTTCCTCCAGCCACGCCACATTTTCGGTCAATTGCAACATACTGACCGCCTGATGATCGCACAGCACTTCCATGTCGAGGGTGTATTCGCTGGCGTTGAGCAGTGCCTGCAACACTTTCAGCCGCGACAACTCTGTCGAGAGGGTGGCAAGGCTTTTGCTCATGATGCCTCTCTGTTCAGCAGGATCTCATAAACAAGTCCCAGTCTTTGGTCGATGCTACTCATTCTCTCTTCCAACCCTTCCATCTTGGCGCACACCTGCGTCAGTTGGATGAGGACTTTGTGCAGCGATTCCGCCGTGGGGAGGTTATCCACCCGTGTTTCCAGCTTGGTAATGCGGGATTCAATCTTGACGTCCCGCTCCTCGTTCCTCTGTTCCGAGGCACTGAATTCCTCGCGCAGCACAAAGGAGTGACGTAGAGTCCAAAACCCCCAAGCGAATAATGCAGCGACCACGCCACCGAGCCACATCGTACCGACCTGCCACCACCCGCTATCGCCTACTGCGCCCCATTCCGCCATTGGTTTTTCTCCTGACTATCTGGCCACCAACGTGCGCCAGTTACGGATAAACTCATCCTCCGACCCGCGACCCATCGGGGTGTTGTAAAATTTTTTCCAGTAGCGGGCCAATCCGGTCAGATCGTCTGCCTGGGGGATGGGGGCACTGACCCGACGATAGTGCAACCGGCACATCACCGCCGCCAGCAGCAGGTTGGTGATCATCTCCTCCGGTTCCGGCTCGGTCGGCCAACGCTCCGCAAGCTTTTGCTTGATCTCCGGGCGGTTGTTGATAAAATTGCGCCAGATGTCGTGATAGGTGGCCGGCTCCATCTGGAAGATCCCCATGGCCGGACCGCCCCCCACCTGACGGATATAATGACCCATACCGGACTCCTGGGCGGCCGTCCCCAGAAGCAGTGCCCGCGCTTCGGGAGAGTCCATCCCCAGCAACACCAGTGCGGGGATGATGGCATAACGTTCAAGCTGCTTGAGGTCGATCATTTTTCTTGTCCTTGTCCTGACCAAAAGAAGAGCCAAAATAATAATTCAGCACGGCACCCGCCGCCATCGTGGCAAATGTCAGCACATTCCCCACCAGTATGCCCGCCTGACCATCCAGATTCAGCTTGCCCAGCATGACGACCAGCACCAGGCCGAAACTGCCCAACAATGTACACCCCGCCATGATCGGCACCGTCCGCCCGCCCACCGCAATCTCCCTGGCGCGGGCATTGGCCTGATTGTCGTTGCTGATCTTGATCCGGTCGGTGACCGCCTGCTCCAGGGCTAAATGAAACGCCTGATCCGCTTGTCTGAGCTGTAGGGCCGTTGCGGGATCGTTTTGGGTGGCTGCCTCAGCAATGGCTTGTAGGTTCTCTTCGTGCGCTCCTGGCGCGATTCCGAGGGCTTTGACGGCCAATGTTGCGGCCGCACCAGCCAGAGGACCACCCAGAGCAGTCGCCAATCCAGGAACCGTGTTGCCCAATAGTGTCTGCCAATCAAAGTTCATGTCCCCTTCCCTCGTAAAATAGTGGGCATTTTGGCTGGTATGGATGCCCTGGTTTTGATATCCTGAAGTCCTTGATCATCATCTTTCCAAACCGGAGGCCCTATGAAACGAGTCAGCGTCCAATCTTCCAACCTGTCATCTGTCGGGTACGATCCCAACACAATGATTCTGGAAATTGAGTTTCATGATCGTCGAATCTATCAATTTTCCGAAGTTCCTGCTTCCTGTTTTTCCGGACTTATGAATGCGCCCTCTCTGGGTAAGTTTTTTGCCCGGCACATAAAGGGCAATTACCCATTTCGGAATCTTTGACGATCCGGCCCAACATCTCGTCCATCCGTCCAATCAAGGCATTATTGTCAAGCCTCCAATGGTTTTCCGGGACACCCTCTTTTGGAAGGTCCGTTACCAGAAGATTGTGATGCACAGCCAACTCGCATCGCAATTCTTCCAATATTTCAAGAAGCTTTATCAGCATTACGTCCCCTTGAATCTGCCGCGAAAGAGTGATGGTTACTGTTTATCTGTACAAATACCAGTTGCAGTTGAGAAAATCACCCGGAAGCACTTCACGTTGTCGTAAAGAAAAACGGGAAGGGCGCAAACCCTTCCCGTGAACATTTCAGCCCGGATTTATCGGGGTCGCTTGAAAGGTACGACCTGGCTGTTTTGCTGCTGCAACATTGTCAACAGAATCCCCGTTTCCAGCTTGGCCAGAAGGGAAACGAGAGAGCCCCACAACGCCCGATCCCGGTCAAGATCCATCTCTCCGGTGCGCATCCCTTTGGCAACAACAAAAAGGGCGTCGGCAATCTCGCCCAGGATAAGGCTGGCCTCTGCGGCCGGGACGGGAATGGCGCGATTCATGATTCGCCCCCTTCCACCACCCGCAGATCCGGTTTCTGCCCCAATGCAAGCCGGAAATCTCTTTCCCAAATCTCCTTTTCCATGAGATTGAACGCCTCGTAAACGGCACTCTTGACCCCAGAATCCCGACGGAACCTCCAGTTGGCCGTGAGCATGGTAAAACCGTCACGGGACATGAAAAAGATGGTTCGTTCCCGACCTCGCCCAAACACTTCCCTGCCCTCGATAAAATGGTAGGAGAACATTTTGTGGGAACAAAGCAGTTCACGGATGCGGCGCACCAGGGGATAATGGGCTCGGTCGGACAGGAAAGCCAAATCGCCGGTGTCAATCACGCACGGCACATGCTCGCCAATAGAGTTCTCCAAGATGACATCGCTACGCAGTGTAACCCGGCACCCATCCTCCGTGTGGCCAAACTTCCGGTTGGATGGCCGGGCTGGATTGACCTGCCCCCGCAGGGCGGCTTCCATGCGGTTGAACTCGTTGATGTAGGCAATCTTGAACTGGTATGCTTTTTCGCCGGTAAAACCCATCGCCAGGAACGTGAAGCCGTCCTTGGTCATTTCGACTATTGGTTGCTCGCGATTGAACGTGTCAATGTACGAGGTCGGCTCAAAATTGAGCCGACCGAACTCTCCAAGATGCTCCTGAAGATTGCTGATGTCCCGAAGAACGTTTTTGTGCTGTTTGCCAAAATACTCGGCAACGTCGGTTGACTTTGCCATGGGGCGGCCGTTGACCACGACCAGGTTGGGGGTGGGATCTTGGGTGTTCATTTTTGTGCTCCGTTGGTTGCAATTGAATTTGCCGGGGAGTGGACGTTTTCGAGACGCACAAACTCCGGGGGTTCGAAAACCCACCAACGGTTGGGCAGCCATGCCTTTAGCCTTGCGGCCTGGACATGGACATGGCTCCCCCGGAGTTTGGCAATCGCAGATGTGCGACGAAGTGTCGCGCGGAAAAGCGGGCACAAAAAAACGCCAAAGCTGTCGGGGGCGGTTATCCGCCGTTGGTTGTGGAGTTTTCGAAGCTCCGGCAACAAGACTGCGACAGATGGGCGATTATTGTCAAGGTGATTTTTCATGTGCCTCTCAATCAAACTCAAAAGCCAGTTGGCGCATCCCGCCGGTGGGCGCGTCTGGGGTGTTCAGGATGGTCCGCACCTGCCGCTCGCTCAGGTGATACTGGAGAGCCAGCACAGCGGCTGAGCCTTGGCCCTCGTCATACGCCTGGATAATGGCGCGATTGCGCACGCAGCGTAACGCCTTGGCCCCCCTGGGGACATAAATCCGCTCACCCGTGTGGTGATGGATCAGCTTGCGGGCGGCATCCTCCCCCAGGAGCTTGACCAGGGGGTGCTGGGGGAGGTATTTCGCTGGCACGAGCAGGTCTATACCACCATATTGATCAACCAACTGCATGGCGGCCACCATGCCAACCACCTCCACCAACTGCTGCAGCATGGGCGACAGTTCGCATACGGCAAAATCGGCATCCGCTAAAGAGCTCATCTTTCTCTCCTTGTCTGTATACGGAGAAACATCCACCACAAGAAACCCTCTAATCGTAAATATCCCAACTGTGCCCGCAAATGTTGCAATAACAGGCCTCAACCCCTTCCTCATCAACCCCCGAGGATTCGACTCCATCATGCACCCACGAGGCGTAGTCTTTATCTGGAGCATCCGCTGGCATAGGGTGAGAAGTGGCACACCAAAAAAGCCCGTTAGTGTCAGGATGGGTCGGATGGGAAAAATCAGGCATTTGTCAATCTCCAAGATATTGGTTAAAAAAGGGGAATGCTTACATCAAACCAAAAACAGAAGCTTCCCAAAACTGCCTTTACCGGGGAGTCCGAAGGCGGTTGGAGGCGATTTGCAGGGCGGAGACCAGGCTGTGCAGCTCATCCCCTGCCAGCCACTCCAGCACCACCTCCCCCTTTTGCGCCTCAAACATTTTCTTTGCCGTACCCCGCACATAGCCCCAGCTCCACCCCTGCTCCTTGTGGGCGCAAATCAGGGCGTACAGCTTGCGGTACATGGGGTTTTTGTCGGGATTGCCCCAGTTGCTGGGGCGTTGCATCCAGCGACTGGCGGGGGCGGCCGCCGGGGTGGCGGGCGCGACGGCCGCCGGGGGAGCCGGTCGCCACCCCAGGCGCACATACTCCATCAGCACCCGCTCCATCTCCTTGCGATCCATCAGGCTGGTGGAGTCCTTACCGGTAACGCCCAGTAGCAGGGCGCGATACTCCTCATCGTTCCGCCCCATCTGCTTCTTGGCGATGTGGATGCGGGCCCGCAGGCTGGTCAAGGGATCTCTGGCGGTATTCATCTCAGTCACTCCGACGTTTGCGGTTTACCATCCGGGACAACCCGAACAGGATCAGCCAGGCCAGCAGGTAGAGAGAGAAGCCGGTCCAGGCAGAAAAGAGCGGCCAGAATGCCATCATCTCACACAACTCCTTCCGGCTTGCCAGCCAGGCCGCAATAGCCCCGCGCCTTGTCGCCCGGCCTGGCCGTCAACTCACCCACCCACTGCCAGGCCATACAGGCCCCCGGCAGACAAGGGATGACCGTATGCTGCTTGACCTGGTAGACCGCCGATCCCCGTGCCTGACAGCACCACATCGCGCGGGCCTCAGTGGGGGTCATGAGCATGGTCTTCTCCTTCCTGCCCCTCGCAGTGGCCGCCCGCATGGTCCGGCAGGCACATATCCCCCAGGTGGGCGCGGTGCAGGCACTGCCCGCACCCACGCAAAAACAACTCTGTATTGACCTGCATCGCCTCACTCATCACGACACCTCTTCCAGCTTGGTTTCAAAGGGGACCACCACAAAATCCTCACTCTGTTTGATCGTAATCCCGGAGATCCCGGCAACAGCATCCGGTTCCGCCAGAATGGCATCCTTGCTGACCTCCTCCTTGACGCGAATAAACCTGTGCAGGCCGCGGGTTTTCAGGAGATCCAGAACCATGTCAATGGCCCGCAACCCCACACTGGGTGGCCGCAACCGCCACTTGACCTCCCCGGACGGAAAGTTGTGAAATTTCACCTCCCCGTTCCGCGTCAAGAGAGTGCGATTAGCTTCGCACCAGGTAAGAATGCCCTGCTGAAGTGCGCGGATCTCATCGGTCAGGGGGCTGATTTTTGTATTGTAATCCCGATCGATAACGGCCAACTCCTCATCCTTGGCCGTGTGCAAGTTTGTCCGGTCCCGTTGCAGTGCGCCGATCCGGGCGATGCTCCGATCCACATCCTCCCTGCTTTGCGGTACCAGAAAGGTAAGCGCGGGAGTTTTGGCTTTTTCTTTTGCCATGACTGATGCTCCTTTAAGTAGACGTTTAATAGAATTTACGCAAAAACAGCTTTTTGGGTTGTGCGACGTCACCCACATGGAAGATGACCCGCACGACCCGACCACTAAAGACCAGGTCGTGGAGAGCGGCGGCAATGATGCGGCACTGGTACTTCTGCCCCAGTGCCTGCCACACATCTGACTCCACGACCCCCTCGCTCTGAGCGGCCCGGACCATGCCGAGTATTTTTTTCTTCACGTCCTCCCGTACCCTCCCCCTTTCGCTCATGCTGGACATCACCAGAGAGGAGTGGAGCGCGCAGACTCCAAAACTCCCAAAAAAGGGCAGCCTGCGCCCCATCAGGGTGAACGGGGAGAGACTGGGGTGGACCTTCTTGCCCTGCTTGCGGCGACGATTCTGGCGCGATGAAAGATCGCTCTTCGTAACAACGGTGGCACAATTCATGGTTTTTCTCCTGTTTGAATGGGGTAGATTTTTTTGGAATTTGGATCAAACACCTGCCTTTTGGTGGCTTGCCAGATCGGAGCCTTGGAGCCAGGATCATCACCCAACAGCCAGACGACATGTCCTGGACTGGTGATCGAGGTGCCAGCATGGCGACGTTTCAGGCGGGTCAGTATCCCGGCAGACTCCAACGCCAGAAAATAGACCACCAGATTGTTGAGATTTCGCGGGTTGTCGCTATCCAGCACCCGCAGCAAGTCAGGGATGGTCGCCTTGCCGCTTCTGCGGCGCAGCTCCGCCCAGGCACGCTGCCGAAACGTCCGTTTTTGTGGGGTTCTGCATGCCCGTGGCACGCCAGCAGCACCTGGACGGATCTGTGTATCCGCTTCTGCCGCCAACCGCCCCTCTTCGGTCAACGCCCATTTAAGACCGTCCGTGACAGCCATCCCATTATCGCGGAGCGTGTAAAGCCCCGTGCTGATTTGTGTTAGCTCTAAGAGAGGCAGCCGTTTCGCCAATTCTGCGCGGGGGAGGAGGTCGCTCCCCAACGCCCGCAACACATCATCGGCCACCCACCGCCGCCCACTCACGCGGCCCTCGCAGAGCGCACAGGGCGCACCTTTTTGGGAGACTCATCCCGCCAGTCGTGGGCGATCACCTGACCCGCCATGGCGGCACGAGTGACGGTCTCCAGCTTGCCGCGCTTGCCGAAGGTTTCCGCTATGGCGATAGCGTTGACAATCTCCCGGTACCGGCCATCGGTGTGAAAATGAATCTCCTCCACTAGGCATTGGGCAATCGACACCTCGGAGAGGGTATCGCAGCAGATCCGTACATCATCCACCGTGGCCGCAGACATTTTGACTACCGCCGCAATGCGGCTGGAGATCTGCGTAAACTTGCTGATTACCTCCTGGATGTTATCCATGGAGACCAGAACCAGGGGAACTTCATAGCGATCCGTTAGGCTGCGGATCATCTCCAGGGTCTCCGCCTTGTTCGCCAGGAAAAACTGCGCCTCATCCAGAATGATAGGACACTGTTTGAGCCGTAACAGTCGATCCGCCTGCCGGTACCGCCGATCATGGATCGACTCAGGCTGCTCCCCCAACTCCCGCACCAGATCCCCAATCAGCGCATACGGGCTGACGCAGGGACGGCCGCAGAGGTAGACTGCATTCACCATATCTGCCCAGCGATTTACCGCCTCGGTCTTGCCGTACCCAGGCTCCCCCACCACGAGCAGCATGGAGGCCTCCCGTGCGCCCCGCCCCTCCAACGCCCCAACTCCAGCCAAAAAACGCTGTATGTTGGAAGTATTTGCTAATTTGTTTTTCATGTGCTACACTCCTCCTTGGTTTGTTTTTGTTGTAAGGTCGGCTCAGGGTTCCTCCTCTAGCCGACCTTTTTTTTTAGGCCCTGGTCAGCCGTGTCATCCGCATCATCCAACCCCAAAAGCATACGAAAACGCGGATCTTCCAATTTGGCTTCCAGGGTATCCTGCTCCTCTTCATCCAGCTCATCCCAATGCGCCAACGCCCAATGCCCCCAATCCCTTTCTGCGAGTGGACCGGAAAAGAGCGGACGGCGAGACATACCGTCGGCCAGGATCTCCTCCTCGTGCAGGGGGATAATCTCGGCAGAGTGGGGCGGCTCCAGCATCCCCAACCGCTCCATCATGGCGTTGGCGGTCTCCTCCTGTTCGATCGTCAGCGGTATGGCCACCGCCTCCAGCGTCTTGTTCGCCTCGGCCAGCATTTCTGCCCGTTTTCGATCCAGACGTTGCAGTTGACCGCGCAACCGTATCTGCTCCCCATGCTCCAGAACGCTGTCCGCCAGATAGGG